GCGGAGGTAGCCAAGGCGCCCTTTCCCGTATCGGAAAGGGTCAATCACACTCCTAAATAAACTCTCTTTAAAGTACATTTGGAGCTTCTGGCTCGCCTTTGAAATTTGTAACCCATAAAACCTCTCATAGAAAGATTCATACAGCGCGTACGCCATATAAACCTTTCCACAAGAGGGAAAATTCCGGGTTTGCAAATAACAAATTGTTATTCAAAACGGCGTAGCACAGTCGTAGACATGGATATGTCAGACCTCTCAGCTACAGAGAGGTACCATTAAATGGTATAGATTTGGTGGGTTTACTCCCTATGCACCTTATAATGGTGGTGCAGGTTCGTAGTATAATCGCGGCAATCCAGTGAAGAAATAGACTTGAAAGTCTTCTCCTGCCGCTACGTGCAAGTCCCAGTGCGAACTGTCATCGCCAATTGTATCAATTCGATAATCCCACGGTGCTGTTCCTGATTGCCATCCAGTATATGAAGATCTTTTACCAGCTTCAAACCGGGCATTGCTATACCAAGGCAACTCAAATTCCAACGTATTATTGACGTATGCATGAGCTACAACTTGACCTAGAACGCCTGAAAACGGTCTTCGGAACTGGGGTAGATTAGTGGACGGTGAAGTTTGATACATTATTCCATTCCTTGCTCCTTTCAGTGTGGTATACACTGGACGAGCTGAGGCAGATGAATATAAGTAATTCGTCGAACCCACTGATACATCTGAAATAGGTGCTCTTTGGACTGATAAGTGAGTAGATCCACTATTCACTCCTCTAGGTATCATCTTATATCGAATTGATCCTCGATAACCCTGAAAAGCATTCCTAACCCAATGTAACATCACTGTGTTGCAATAGTTGTAAGGTACTGATCCTGTGGCCACATCTGTGACCTCAACAGCGTCATTGACTGCACCTCTCAAATATGGAAAATGAGGCATGCGGCCAAAAATCGTTGCATCACCTAGACTTGGTAAAGTGTTCCACAAACTATAGCGTTTTAAAACAGTTCGAAAGGAATCTATCGATTCTCCCGTATAAACGTGGTTTAAGTGTGGACTCGATCCTTTACCAATACCTATCGTTGTTGACAGGCTCTGTAAAGGAGCACTAGGTTCAGTAGTACATTCAGCATCTGGAGAAATCTCCATACCGGATTGAGGCTCAAAACCCTTAATTTCATCACCATCTTGTGGTGTTGCGCCAAAGGAAAAGGCCTGAAAATGATCATCTGGTACGAAGACTTCAAAATCATCACTCATAGAAACATAAACATTAATCTCTATGTCGTTATTCGTCAAACTATTTGGTATAGTTAATTCATTCACGACCCATAGAGCCAATACACCGTTTCCAGCTTCTTTAGCTGTATACAACACATTGCTAAACATTTGTGTTACACTATCCGGTCCAGGATAGTGATGTTCCATTAACGCACGATCTTGTGAGGGATTCACTTCAATAGTGAAATCCTTTTCTTCATTAATGTCCACAATCCTAAGAAAATTGGTATTGTATTCATTAGATGCAAAGAAATTTGGATCATATGCGATTTTGAGTCTGCCTCTGTGGTACGCAGAGCTTACAATTTGGAAACGAAATTTCATTGTTCCTGTCCAATATTGAAATGGTAATGCTGCGAAGGCACAGGCAGGGAGATGATAGGCCACTGGGGGGCCTGCTGATTCAGCCCAAATCACAGGGTCCACTCTGGAATTCCAGAGTACAGTCTCAGGTGCAGTTCCAACAGCCCATGTAAAAGTAGTGAGATACGATTCTCTCTTAGCTATTTCACGGATATTCATTGGATCTTGTCCACCTAATCCTGCAATTCGGGGGTCTATTGACAATTCTTGCTTGTCATCAATAGTCATCTTCAAAGCTGTATCTGGTACGTTGGTTAACGCCAGTGAGCTGAAGGGTGTGGGTCTGTAAGGATCGGGATTCTTGGTTACAGGTGGTCGACTATAGCCGAACATCTTAGCTATGGCTGCACTTGTAGTTGCAGCCATGGTCGTAGCTGTAGCAAAAGGACCTATATATGGTACTTTGGTCAACATGGATGCCATTTTAGCTATTGCTGTGGCTGGTCCACTTATGACACCTTTCGCATTCGCTTCATCAATCTCTCCAGATTGAGGCTCGAATCCCTTAACTTCATCACCCATTTGGGGTTCCACACTAGTGAGAACACTCAGATTTACATCTTCGGCCCATGCAAACACACTAACAGTGACCAAATCGGTCGCACCATTAGCATGTTTCAAATCATTTATAGTTCTACAAAATAAAGAACCTAATAGACTCCAAGTCTTAAGAGGTATATTGATGTAGTCTCTATGGTAATACATGGGTAGTGTCATTTCACCTCCCTGTGAGGTACAGGGGTCAAGAAAAATGTGTGGAAGTTGTGAGGTACCGACCAGATCTTGTGTTACAAGAGCTGTGTTGGTTGATAATCCATCATAGCCTGAATATGGCAAGTAAGCTATCATAGCTCTGCCATACTGAAAACCATTGCCATTTATGATAACTTTAACTTTCAAATTACATTGTAAAAGATTAAAATTGTCAATTTTAGCGCGAACCCTAACATTATCAAAGTACAAAGACCAAGGGTTGATCTGAAACGATAAATTAGTTGAGGTTGCCCATTCGGCTTCGTGAATCTTAATGGGTCGAGAAAAGAAATTCTGCAATGAAGCATCATCGGAATCCCTTATAGATCTCGTAGGATCACGAGTGGATTCTGGTTCCACGGAATAAGGATCAATCTGATCAGTGAACTGAACATTTTGATGTGTTGTATCCTTGGGAACCAGAGATACATTCATATCACTGGGGGTACCTGACTGTGGTTCAAAATTACACGAACAATACGTGTCTATTAATCCACATTCAATACAATAGTTCATTCCAAACCACTGTACGGTCTCATAGATCTGATGATCAACGAGATGGGGGGGAACATTTAAATTTACAGCAGTTGATCGTTCCTTTAATGAACTGCGTAATTGTGTGTTAGTTGTAGTAAGTGCTATACAAAAATCAACAGCACACTCATACTGTTGAAAGGAAAGTTTTGCTGGCTGATAAAGCCGCGATAAATATCACTTAATCCTCACAGTAGAGCCTTTAGTATACAAGGCAACTTGTCTTTTCCTCGATATTTACATATGGTATCCAAAACTGTGATTAATTTTGCTATATCCAATAGCAGATTTAAAACTGCTCATGTCATTTTATACATTGGGTTGACATTGGCCCACAAAATTGTGACTAGTCCAGGGTTAAAAACTCATCTTGAACCGTCTGGTAACTAACATAGTTTTCATCGTATTGTTCTCGCCAATTACGGACTACATCATCATATGTGACGTCCAATTGTGTGCAGAGATGTTCGATTCCAACTCGTCGAGCTACTTCGCGCATATCTGTGCGCCGTGCTTCATAAACTATACGACCATGATTGCCCCATTCTCGTAGGGCTGTGTCGATGTTCAGAGCACAAGCTAGCTCTTTTGTATTTACTGGTTTCTTAGGTCGCATGTACATGTGGAGCATTTTGAAGATGGATTTCTCCACCAATGCCCCCAGGTGCACGCCTCGTTCCTCACAATAAACGCTCTTGCGTTTGAGAAACTCGAAATCCTCCTCAGGTAAGAAGTCGGTCAATTCACTTTCCTTGTCAGGCATAGTGTAAATCATTCCATACTCACCAAGAAATGTTGAGATACCTTTGATAGTGAAGTTGGTTATTGATTCATGAACAGAGCCCGAGTTATCGTCTCCATATGTCATCAATTTCACAACGTCTCTAAAGCGTCCCATAAATTTCGGGTTCTTTGTGAAGAAATCCGCCCTCAAGTTTAAACTCCCACATATGCCATTTATAATGACTGTGAGAGAATTACCTGATATATGGGTTCCTTCCGTGAGACCTATCAGATCTCCGTTGAATGCTATTACAGCAAATACAATGTCGCCTGTCATGGCTTCCATAAAAGAAAGATCTTCTTCAGTATAGTCACACTCGCGAGCGAGATCAATTAAGATCCTCAAAGCTGCAAATATGATCTGAGAAGTCAACTTCTGATCATACTTCCCATAGTCACCGCCGATCAAACGGTCAGTGCCAAAAGTGAAGACGTGATCATGGAATTCTTGCCATTCAGGTCCGTGGCTGTTTATTCCGACAGCACATTCGGATTCGAGAGGGTTCATTTGTAGAACTCTGAGCACAGGTAAGAAATACTTCCTCACTAAAAACGTCAGCGATACAGGGTTCACGAAGAACAATCTGCACTTGATTTTTGCAAGGATCTCATCTTTTAAACAGCCTTTTGAGACTGTGTAGGCTCTTTCTCCTCTCTTGTAGCATTCGATACAACGTTGAATTTCAGCCATTATTTCAGGGCTGAATAAACGATTCAAATCTACATAGTTTCTCTTGGGACCAACCAATGGAAACCCTATTGCTGTGTTCATCTTTATGCCATCCATAAATTTCTTGCCAGCAACTCCATGTACGTTTTCATCATACGTGAGCGGTCTGGCCTGGTTCCATAGTTTACTACGGAAAATAGGCAATAACGAGGATTTATAATCCACACAACATCGTGCTAGTAGGCCGTGTTCAAACGGCAAGGCAGGAACGGCCATATTGGCCAAATTACTCTGCCATCCATACCAGCTAGGGTTGAATTTGGGTCCACAGTATATATTGGGCACTCCCGTCACATCTGTTATGGCCTCACTCATTAAAGTAACTTTGACATCACTATGGTTAGAGGAGGCTCCAGGACACGACCCGAAATACTCAATTTGAGAATTGTCCGGCATAAAATTGAGCGGACTCTGTGGTTTTAAAGGTTGATTACTTAGTACATGCACTCCAAGTACTTGCACTTCGAAGTTTTCACCAGATCCTGAAAGTATAGTTGCTTCCTTTCCTCTGATTACTCGCATTGCTTCGGTAATCTGTGCTTGGGTTATTACACCATAGCACCCTTTCTTGGTATTTTCTAGTCCTCCTAGATGCATACCGGATATACAAGCTCCCTTTCCATGGGATACTAGTACCGCGCCACACAAACCTTTGAACGTATTCATCGATAAATTGGCATATGTCCCTCCTTCAAAATCACAAACTGTGTTTGTTGTAATGGAGGGTGTTGCGAGTCCCTGAGCTCGCGTTATTACTCCTTGACCTGAACGCCACGTTAACGTAAATTGATGAGTGGGTAGGTTCGATATTGGAAACCAACGAGATAGATCTTTGAATGATCCTCCCGTACTTGAATAACAAAAGCACAAATCTGTGCCAGGGATGTGATAACAGGCAGCTCTAGATAGTCTAGCTGCGAATTTTCCTCCACATGTGTCAGGATTCACTTTCTTGAAAGTACAATCTATTACATCATCTATGAAGTAATGGTGTGGCATGAGAATCAGATTCGGTCTGATAAACAAAGCATTAGCCATCATGGTTCGCCCTCCGGCGATTAATGTGCCATATACTAAGTTTTTCTCAACGACACCCAATAGCTCCTCAGGTGTAGTACACATGGAGGTTGGGGTGACAGGCAACGAACGTGTTGTAACTCCTGTCCAGGGATTAATGGTGCTATCACGAGCATCCACTTCTTCCTGTGTGATGGGTTCCAAGGAACCCTGCTGTTTCATAGAGCGCCATCTCTTATACAGCCTTGCTAGAGCATACAACGCTCCAACGATGCCTGCTGACTTGCATAGAACACCGGCATACTTCTCCCTAGTCTCTACGAGACAAGGATGGATCACATTTCGATCGAGTAGATCTTTCCGGTACTCTCGCATTACAATATTGACCATATTGCGTTGTCGAGTGATGCAGGCTATTCCCAGCCCTATGCCTATGAAGCCGACGCTTTGACGATCGCGTCTGCCAGGTGTTGAAAAACCACAGCATGCAATAGTTGCTCCCGCAAGTGACCACATAACACAAGTCTTCCGAACGTAATTCTTCTTAAGTGTGTCCTGGTCAAAGAACATTAGCAATTTTTGCACCCTATTGTTATGCAACCACGGGGTGGGAAATAATTTGAGCCAATCCCAATGCTTATAAAAGA